AAAAACTCAGAAGAGACTGAGTTGATTCTGAGGTTCTGCTGAATAGGTAGGTGGATGAAAATTACAATACTCGTTGAATGTAATCTTCATCTCTTTATCAGTGAGGTTACAATGCTTCGCCGCCTTTGGGAGGTTCCACTTCGCTGTGAACAGCATCTCCATCGCTTCCCTCGTCGCTGGTCTCATCTAATGCCTCCTGAATTTCTTGCTCTAGATCGGGTTGAGTTTGTCCTACCTTAACACCCTTGGCACCAATAGGACCATCGGGAGCAGGTTTCTTCTTCAAATACTTGGAAGGGTCAACCTTTCGGGTCTTGCCTGCATTTTGCTTTGCACGTTTGATTGCTTCGATGGCATCACCCACCGTGACAATCTCCATTGCATCCTCGTCAGGGATTTCGATGTTGAAGCACTCCTCAAGGAACATGACAAGTTCAACAAGATCAAGAGAATCTGCCTCAAGATCATCGACGAACTTGCTGTCCCAATGGATGTCTTCAATCTCTACTCTGTCCATCAAAGTTTCTTTGATGGCAAGACGAGCAATTTGGAGCATGGTCTTCTTAGAAACCTTCTTGGATTCCTTGAGAAGAGTACGAATTTCTGAATACGTCTTGTTATACGGCATTATATTGAAAAAATAATTTTTTCAGAGCGGGCGATCGGAATCGAACCGACGACATCTAACTTGGAAGGATAGCGTTCTACCGCTGAACTACGCCCGCGTGATACACAACCTCCTCTTCAGGAAGGGAGTTACGAACCACCTCAAGCACCCGAAGGAACTGATCACCATCCTCACAATCAAGGACCTTGGTGTCACCCTGGTCACTGAACAGAGTGAAGCGGCGGGCAGCGATGTCAACGGTGCAGCGGGCGACAGTTGCTTCGGGCATGGGGGTTGTTTGTTGATTACCTAGTAATTATAGCAAGGATCAGGGGTCTTGGGAACCCCATGTGCCAGTTCGTGAATTGGCACGGCGGATGGTTTGCTGTGCCTTGTCGAGCAGACTGATGCCAGCGTCACGTCTGGTCCTGTAATAGTTATATGCTTTTGTCTGATCGGTGTCTGGGTTAGAAAACTTTTCTTTAGTTAATTCCTCCACGTAATCGTCTAGGTGCTTGTGGAGGATTTCTTCTAAAAAGAAGGCTTCCTGTTGTGTAATTGACATGAAGTACATGCATTGACCTCTAAATTCTACAACATCTTTCGATCATTGTCAATTCAGATAGATTCCGTTATTACATTCGATCTTGAATTCTTCCCCTGCTGCAGTCATCTTTGCTGCGCCAGTGGCAATCATTTCAAAATCTTCGGTGCTGATCTTGGTAGATGTCGAACCAGTTTTAATTTCGTAACCAATCTCCGTTCCATACGAAGATGTTGTTGGAGGAGTTGCATCCATACCCTGAGGTGCTCCCCCAGGAATACATTTGATGGTATCTCCAGTTACGTTCAGTTTTGCTTTGCCAGTAACATCGGTGAACATGTTCTTACCGACATTCTGATAATAACATCCTTTAGCGTTGACCCTCATATCACCTTCGCTTTCAATAGCGAAAGTTGAGGTTGGTTTCATAACCTTGATTGTCTTGTTGCCGAAGATTTTTTCGACAGAATCTCCACCCTCTTGGAGATCACATGTCATGAAGGTTGCAGTGTTGGTGAAGTCTGTCGATTTAATTTTGAGTTTGCCCTCAGCCTTAATCGCCATGTTTTCATCTGCCTGGAGAAGCATAACTCCTCCACACTTCATCTCATAGTTACCGCCAATCTGTTCATACTTATTACCATCCACCTCAGTGTGCATATCGCCCTCAACATAGAAGTGGGCGTCACCAATCACCTGGATGACAAGTTTATCCTTTTTAGGATCCTTGCCAATCTTAATAACACAGTTATGATCTACGATCTCAACTTTGTCTTCACGAGTAATCATGTAAGTATGACCAGACTCATCAAAGTCGAGAAAGTTACCCTTGGCATGGAGCAAGCGAACTCTTTCTCCATCCTCAGTATTATTCATCTCAAAGACATGTCCAGCAGATGTAGTCTGGACATAGTTCCTAGGATACTCGGTCTTCTGTTGGGGACTTTCGTTTTCCTTGTTGGTTGCTTTATCGCCACCTAAACTTAACTGGATGTTCTTCTGCTTCTCGGCAACATCAGCCTCAGTTTTAGCATGTAAATCAGTATGTGCCATTAGTTACTAAGAGCAGGGTGTCCAACGCAGTCGATGTATTCCTTCAATGGGAGTGTCTCCTTGGTCTGGATAGGTCCAGCATATTCATATACAGGAACAATTCTAGCACCATATCCAGTAGGATCAACGATCTTAGGTTTAACAAACCCAAGCGTCTTCTTATTTAGATTCAATTTAACAATCTTACCTTCGCTATCGATAGTTGCATCACCAATTTCTTCATCACCAACAACAATCTTAGGATCAGTATAGTTCTTACCTACAAAGGTTGGTGTAACATCAGTCAGAATAGGAATAATATCTGAGCATCCAGCATAGATTGCAGTTGCATCGGGAGGGATAACCAGTTGTGCTTTCTTAGATGCAAAGTTCAATTCAAATTCATAACCAGATTTTGTCTTTAACTTAAGTCCTGGTTGAACATACTTATTATAGGTGATGTCAAGTGTAGCAAGTAATACATCACCAGATCCCTCGTAGTCAGTATCAACAACCTGCATGACTGCTGGTTGAGTTGTGCTTACAACACCATCTGCAGTTTCTACCTCAAGGAGAACATCACCGACACTGACATTGGCTTTCAGAGAAGATGCTTCCTTGACAATGACTACATACTGCTCCTTCGGACAATATGAAGTACCTGGATTGAATCCGTATCCAATTCCACTGCTGGTGACATCAATTCTTTCAACCTGACCATCAACAATGACGGGACTGAATGTGGCACCCTTACCCTCTGGTTCATTGCAAGTGAACATTGCCTTGACACTTGCTTCTGCGTTGACCTCGTATCCTTTATTCTGAATAAGAACTCCAAGGATAGATCCAATGTCATCAACAATAGGAAGTGCTTTGACTGGTGTTGTGGACTGCAAGTTATCCCAAATCATCTCTGGGAAACATGGTTCTTTGTTGAGGATGCTGTTGCTACAGTTAACTGCCTCTTCATTGAAGGATCCATCACTTGCATAGATGTTGAAGTCCTCAAACTTCTGCAGTGGACCTCTAGTATCAAAACTACCTTCATCAATACCAGTAAGATCCTTGAACTCAGCTGGATCTTGAGTGGTGCCGCCTGCCACGTCTGCCTGTGCCCCACCTAATGGAAGTTTATCACCGTTAGTTGTATTGTAAGCAAACTTCTTACCAGTGCTGTCAATCAGAGGAACAAATCCCTTGCCGTTTGGTTTACCATCGCCAACAACTGTGCTGTCATTGGGTGGTTTGACCTTGTATTGATCAACGTTCTTCTGCTTCTTATCATCACCCTTGGCATTAGCACCATGACAAGTCTCAAAGGTGGTGAGACCAAGAGAACAACTTACAGCACCATCACAAAGGAGATCAATAAAATCAAGAATCTTGCTGAGCAGACCCTGGATCATACCAATAGCACCAGTGATCTTTCCAAGGATGCCACTAATGAAACTCATTGCTTGCTGAATGAGGTCCATGATCTTACCCATGATCTCACCAATGAAACTCTCAACCAGACATAATGCGGTATCAAGTGCTTTCTCAACGAGATCCAAAAGCATTCCCTTAATAAAGGCAACCAGATCTCCAAGCATTGACTTGAACAGACAAGCAATCAAGTCACCAATAGTTTTGAGTTGTTCCTTAACTGGTTCGGCAATGTCAGGATCTGGAATGTTTAGATCCTTAAGAATTTTCTTAATAAAGAGGTCTACCTCTTTAAGAACTGTTCCTTTAATATTGCCAAGAATAGTATTAAGTTTTGAACTGATTCTGTTAGCAGTAGCATTGACTTCTGCCATGAAGTCTACGACTTTGCCAGTTTCCTTATCGATAAACTTATTGATCTCGTTCTTCTCGATACCACGAGCGAACTTCATAAACTCAGCAAGAGCGCCCTCAATCTTGACGGTTGCTTCAGATCCACACTTACCATTACCTACATGAACAGTAGTACATTTCTTCTTATCAGCAGCTTTCATTGCTGCTGATTCTG